CACGACATTCCCACTCGCATCAATGCTGACGCAATCGCCCGGCGTAAAGGCTCCGGTTACTGTCGCAAATTTAGTGGTGTTGCCGCTACTGCTACCTTGCGCAATCGCGCTTGCACCGTTGCCGATCAGTGGAAGGTTGGGCGTAAATGTCGCAGCTCCGGTTCCGCCATTGGGAACAGTCAGAACCCCGAGCACGGTGGATGTTCCTAGATCGACCGTGAAGCCTGCCCCAGTCGCCCCTGCCACAAGCGTTCCGGTGCCCGTGATGCCAGTGTAGGAGCCAGACAGTCGAGGGATAGGCAATATCCCGCTCGTGATGTTGGCGGCGTTCGTCGTATCCACTGTTGCGCTTGGAGCAAAGGGCGGATTGGCCAGCAACATCGGCTTTGCCTGAGCACGGGCGCCGGTCGGATTTCCCCACACGGAATTCCCGGGCAATACGGCAGATGACTGTGCGTATGTAGCAGTCGTACAAACTGCCGCAAGAATGGAAGCAAGAATAACCCTAAGCATCAGTCTATTCCTTTTATGTACCATCCGTTTATAGGCGATCCGGCGGGCCTAAGTCCCAATACTCCATAGTCGGCTTGAACTTTAGGTACGCCAGCATAGTAGAATATATCTCCTCCATTAAGAACTGGGGTTATGTTATTTGCTAGTGAATTTCCAAATATGTCTACCAAGGTAAGCGATACGCCGTTTTGGTTTGACAATGCCCACGAGGCAGCACTTGGCAACGTAACAGATACAGACGTTGTTCTAGTATCGACGCCTATCTCTACATCGGAATTTGTTGCAGCAATCGTCGGATTGGATGCTGCCATGCGGATGGGAGGGACATTTTGTGGAACAATATTAGAAATCAATGTAGCCAGAGACATCTTGAAGAATGTCTGTCGATTTGCATCAAACAACAATAAATAATCCGTTGGATAATCCTGTAGAGGCGGGATTTGCTGACCAATCACATTAAAGGAGAGCCCCGCCGTCCATATACCGTTCTTCTTAGTGATGGTAACAGGCGCCGTACTCGTCACGAGAGACGGGAAGGGAACCCCTGTATTGACCCGGATATTTGCTGGCAGCGTCATCGGCTGTTCCGATCAAAAGATGTTCGGATTGTATGGGTTAGCAGAGGCGTTCGCAATCGGCACCTTGCCTACGCCGCCATGGGCAACCGGGAGATTGGCAACGAACACCTGCCGGGTATTGACCGAGTCCGACATGATGAGCGCCGCCTGATAAGTGCCGCCACGCAGCTTTTGGAACGTCGCAGCCGGGATCAGGATTTGTATGATCCCCACATCGATGATCTGGATGCCAGTGCCGAGTTGAGCCTGCAAGATAGGCCCGTACTCATCAGGCACCCCGAAATCGAAATATGGCGTGTAGCCACCGGTCGTGAACCGGGGCCCAGTGCGCCTGATCTCGAAGTCGAACGTGCATCCGATCTGGACCGATAGCGCACCGTTGGACGAGGTGTAGGACAGCACATAGCCGGTGAGGAAATTCAGGCCGGTTGCCGTGTCCTGTATTCTGATGGGATCGCCGGCAGCGATGGCGAGCCCAGTCCCGACCGTCAGCGATAGCGCGGAAAGCTGGTTGCCAATCGGATAGACCGGGATAGTGATCGAGGTTGCCGACGTCGTGACAATCGCACCATCCGTCACCGTCCATGCCGCTGCTGTAAACGGCAACATATTTGCTACTGTGGTGAAATCCAGATCGACCGCCTGACCTGTGTCGTCATCAAAGATCGACACAGTCAAGAGACAGTCTTCTCTATTGCTGAACGTCTGAAGCTGGACAGGAAAGATGTACATCTCACAACCTATAATTTCATGTACCAGCTTCCGAGGATGAACGGGGACATATTGTTGTGCGGTGAATTGCTACCCACCCCACCTGTCAAGGAATCATTTGTACCTGGGGAACTTCCAACCCATCCAACTACAGAATTATTGGCACCAGTTGACGAAGTTATATTTGATAAAAGATTTCCTGGAGCACTGGAAAAATCTGTTCCGCCCGGCTGCCCTAACGCTGCCGCAGCAAATTGATGCGTATGCCCTGGATCAGAAAAATATACATTATGCTGATGAGCTGCCATCTCGGCTGTAGTAAGAACGTGATTTGCTTCGCCACCTGTCGCATTGGGAGTAATCGCTGTATCGCCGCTGCCGCTTGTCACGTTACCGGCAGGAAGACGCCCAGAGGCAGAAGCTCCCATGTCATCAAGCCCCCAGGGGGCTCTGCCACGCAAGTCTAGGACCGTAATTGTCTTGTTGGCATTGAAGTCACCCGCCGCTGTGCCGCCACGTCCTCCACTTACCGGACAGTGGGCGTTAGGACAGTTAACCCATAAATGCGTGAAAAGCTGTTGTGTATCCGCATTGGCGCGACCAGTAGCTCCAGACGAACCCGATCCAACCGTAAGACCATTGAGCTTGACCCATCCCGCTATCGTCTCGGACGTAGCCCGGAACTTGATGTCCCCGGTTGACGCAATCGTGGTCGGATCAATGCCGGAACCACCGCCGCCGCCACCGGAAGGGCCAATGACCAAAGTGGACGGCACATCGAATTGAACGATGCCGCTGGCATCTGTCAATCTGACGTGAATAGAACCATTAGCTAGATAAAATGGAGGAACTCTGCCATTGGCATCAAGAGACAAAGGCCATGGATTAAGAATTGTCAAAGCGGTGTCTTGAAAAGAATTCTGAGGGGTTGCCACCGTTCCAACTTGATAGAAATATAAAAGACCGCCAGAAAGTGGGGTTCCGCATGCTTGGCCGGTCGTACTGCACCCGGAAAACGAGAATTGTTGCGTGAGCATTACGTTTAGCGTGCCTTGCGCGCTTGCGAAGGACGCGCCAAGCAGATAGAAAAGCGCCAGAAGGGGAACCCGATTGATCAGCTTTTTAGCGTTCATTGCGGCGGCTCTCTATCTACTGGTTTCCTGGCTGGGTGATTGGATTTATGTCGTTCTGGGGATGGTGGTGGGCCTCTTCTTCCGCCATTATATAGTCCAACGCTGCTGCCGTACCGGCAGCGACCCGTCCGAACCCGATATCGTGCGCCGCGACCCTCGTCCCCACTTCCGTGCCATTACGCAGAGCGTTAAACAACTGCGGGGACCGGGCGACAGCGCGGACGCCTTTCCTGAACATCTCAGGGTTTGCCGCGGGGTCGGCAGCGAGCATTTCACCGATGGCCCGAAAGACTTTCGTGTCGACTTTATGAGCCCCATACCTGAGCCCGCCAGCGATGAGAGCCCCGCCGATGAGAGCTTTTGGGTCCCAGTCTTGCTCCTTGACTGCTTCAAAGGCACCGACAGCACCAACACCGAGTCCGCCAGCGACACCATGCCCACCACCAGTCTTGAGAGCTTGAATCATCTGTTGATATCGAGCGGTCTGACTATTCCCGAGAGCGTCTCTACTGCGCTGGGCGATGGTCTCAGCCCGCATGGCGACCTCGATTTCCTTGGCTCTGGCGGGACCAACGGCGATCTCAATCTTCTCCCGAGCCCGGGGAGTAGTGAAGAGCTTTTTGATAGTCCCAAGAGTGTTGGCTTGATTCATGGCGCCTTCCGCAAGCTTATCGGCAAATCCCCGCGCGAATAATTCGCGTTCCGCAGGGTTCATTGCCGCAAGCGCACGTCTGGCCTCGCGCGGATCAGCGTTCATCAAAATAAACTTCTCGCCAGCCTCGCTTGCATCTTGGGCCTTGAAGAAGGATGCCGCACCAGAACGAGCATCCTTGAACTCTGGAACCAGTTTATCTAGATCGTCCTTTAATCGCCGTTCTAGCCCCCCATATCGAGCTGCTTCCTGCATATTTCCGGCCCGTCTTGCTTCCTGCGCCTTTCCAGCCAATTCACGGGCTGCATAATCCCAAAATTGAAGATTTGGCTTTGCAGGAGGGTTCTTTGAACCAATCCCATCTATGACTTGCCAGTCTTTCCATTTCGTTTCTGCGGCGCGCATGGCATTGGCAATGGTTGGGGACTCTGTAATCTCTTTATCCAACGTGATTGAGCGATTTCCTATCGCATAGGCTCGTTCGTATCTCGGCCTATTGTATACTCGCGCTTGGCTTTCGAGGGTTTCCCGCTCTAGCGGAGCATCCAACCTTCCGCCCATGGCAGTATGGACAACATTTCGCATGCGCTCGGGGCGATCCTCTATCCGCCCAGCCGTCGCCACATCCAAAGCGCCTCGCGCGGCAGGCGAAAGATCGGATGCAGCACGGCCGACGTCACGTGTTGCCTGCCCGCCGACATCCATCCACGTAATCGGCAAACCGCTGCGTTGCGCAGCCTCATAAGTGGGTCTATCAATGCCTAATCCACCCGCAGAGGCGTCTTGTGTCATCGTCCCTAGAATAGTTCGGGCCGCTTCCGCTTCAGGATCGCGTGCGCCGCGGAAAACGTTGCCGACGCGCGATGCCACCTTGCCGGCGCCTTGCAACAATGCACCACCGGCGCCGCCGAGCACTCCGCCTGTTACCGCTCCCTTGCCCGCCTCCAATGGGATTTCGGATGCATCCTTGCCTTCGCCGATGGCCGTGCCAGCCCCATATAAACCACCGCTAATCGCCCCGGACTTCGCTGCCTGTCCTATCTTGCCGAGCGCCGAAACGCCTTTGAGGGCGCCAAAGCTGGGCGTGGCGAGGGCGCCGGCAACCTGTCCGCCAATGGACGCCGCTGGCTGTTGCTCAAAAGCCGATTGTTGTTCGGCTAGCGCGGCTTCACGGGCCTTGCGATACTCCTGCGTTGCCGGCCCCGTCTTGTCACCCGTGACAAGCCCTTTGGTGCCGCCGACATCGATGCCGAGCGCGGGCGCGATCAGATGCTCGTAGCCGAGCCTGCCGAGCCCCTTCAGCAGAGCTTCTAACTCAGCGTGAGGGTTTTCAAACCTTGCCTTCACATCCTTGTCGAGGCCGCCAGCGCCCATGATTCCGGCAATGGCCGGATATGCTCCGAACGTAATGCTCTCTAGCGCACCGCGGCCAGCCGCCTCGCCAGGGCCAATCTCGCGGGAGGGAGCTTCCTTCTTCGGTGGAGGCTTGTCAGAGTATGCCGCATACACGTCATCGTTCTCGGCTTTAGGAGGCGCAGGCGGTGCGTCAGAGTAGGCCGCATAGGGATCGCCGGCATCGACCGCGCCGCCCGGAGGGGCGGGCGTCATCGTATCGGGCCGAATTGTTACACTCGTGCCAATCGGCCGTCCTGTGACAGCGGAAAGTCCGGCCATCTAGCGCACCCACCTAATTTTTCCGTCTTCGGTGCGGATCGGATCGCCGGATTTTAAGCCTTGCTGCTTCTCCCAAGCTTTGGCCCTGACCGGATCGGCTGCTATGGCGCGAGGCAAGAACGGCGGCGCTACGAGGCGAGGATCGGCGAGTTCTTCCTTCGAAAACAGAGGATTTTGCTGGTAATATTGATCACGTATCTTGTCCCAATTGGCGTCAAGATAGCCGGGTCCTCTCGGATTAGACTTGTACTGCTGCGCCAAGCGCGCAATTTCCATATTATCGTTATGTGTGCGATAGAGCTCTTCCAGAAGATACCTCACCGTCGCAGGGCTTTGCTTTAGGCTTGCAATGCCTTTCTGCATGTTTTGCACTTCCGCCACACGCACGGGACCAGCACCGGAAGCCCCCATGGCCTTGATATCGTCAGTCAACATCTGACTGACAGTTTTATGCAATTCTTCTATTGAGTTCGCCGCGTTCGGATTACCGCCCAACGATACCGACCATTGTTTAAATCGTTCTACAATCTGCGATCCGGCGCCGGAAAAGAAATTAGGGTCGGACATCTGTACCCGCATACGGTCAATTTTGTCATTGCCCATTTTCCCGGTCTGCCCCAACATCTGCAAGCCGGGATAAGTCTTCTCACTGACCTTGATATCGCCTTCCTGAACTTGCCTTTGTAATTCGCGCGCCTGAACAACAGGATCTCGGTCCTTCTTTTGCTCTGGCGTGAATTTATATGCCTCGCCTAGTTGCTCGCGCATCTGTTTGGCGCGGGCTATATTAGACTCACCCAATGCTTTCAGATTATTAGCCAGAGTTGGCTTGCTCATCTGCCCTGCAGCAACAGAAGCCTTCAACTGGTTGTTTCCGGTATCTTCGAGCCTTTGAGCCTCTTGTACGGAAATTCCCGGCGCAAGACCTCGTTGCGGCTCGCCTCCAGCAAAGCGTTCTGCAAATCCACCTTGTGACGGCCCAGCCGCGCCAGAGACACCGCTGGCCGGCAATGGCCTCGCGGCATTACCGTTTACTTCTGCAGCGCTATTCTCAACGTTTGGCTGATTGGTTTCCTGATTTCCAATTTCCGGCCCAGCCGGCAACGCTGATCGGCTCAATGCGCGTTGCACTTGCTGCACTTGGCGCGGATTGAGCGGCGAACGTGGATCGATATTCAATTGCCGAGCAAGACTCTGAATGCTTGCTGAAGAAAATTCCGGTCCCCGAGAACCCAATGTTTCTGCTATGACTTGGTTGATGAGCGGCCCTTGACTGCCAGATGTATCTTGCGGTTGCGGTTGAAGATTGCTTGCTCCCGCAGCATTCGGGACATTGGATGGTCGACTAGGAGGCGCATAAGTGACACCATCACCGGCCCGCCGATCAGTTCCTCCAAGATACGATCCAACTTGCTTGCTGATCGCCAGATCGTTCAAGAATGGAATCATACCTTGTACAAATGGAAGGCCACCAATTTGAGCGCCGCGTGCAATGATTGCGTTAACATCAAGTTGTCCATCTTTCATCGGCAAGTTCGCCGGATCACGAAACATGTCCTCCATCTGGGTTTTGCGGAATTGCTCGCGGCCCTGCATGTACTGCTCAGGCAAGTCAGATAGAGCCTTCCCGAACTGAAAGCCTACCAACGGCGCCGCATAAGAGGCGCCACTAGGAGCATTTCCTACGCTGTAGTCGGGCATGTCAGTAAAGCCCCGGGTTCCCTTGTGGCGGCATCAGCGGCACCGGCCCGCCTGGACCAATGCCAGGGCCATAGGCCGGCACGTTGGCACCATTGGGCGGCACCATATTCTGCGGCCCCGGCTGACCGCCGCCAAACATCGCCCGCAGCCTCTCGCCGAGCCCCTGCATCTGCTGTTGCGCCATGTTGGGTTGCCCCGCCGTCGCGCCCTGAGGCCCCTGCGCTGGCGTTATGGGAGGCCGACTTACTTGCTGCGGCATCATCCCCTGCGCCATCTTCTGCCAGTCCATCATGGGACCAGCGTAATTAGGAGCCCCGACCGTCAGATATGGATTGGAGTTATCAGCCATCAGGGATTGTCCTTATCCAAACTTGCCGAACAGATTGGCACCCAGTCCTAGACCTCCAGCGACCGCGCCGAGCGCATTTGCGGAGGTGTTGTATCTCGCCAAATCAGCGTTGGCGTTTGCATTGCCGATGGAGGTATTAGCCCCGTAGGCGGCATTGCCTTGGTTGGTGAGATTGGCGTTGAGGGCAGTCCCGAGGCCTGTATCGACAGTCCCAATTCCTTGCGCTGCTGTGCTCGCCTGCCCCAGGAATGGCTGCAGCCGCGAGACATAATTCCCCCAATCGGTATTTGCCAACCCCTGACCAAATTTCAGAAGATCGAGATTGGTGTTGCCGGATGCGGCTTGACCAAGTTTTTCAGCGTTGGCATTGACAGCACCAATGCCCTGATCAAGCTGGAATTGATAACCCGGGCTCGTCTGGAATTGAGCTTGTGCCCGCGCAAGTCCTGCCGGGCCATTGGCGCCGGTCGCATCGGCGTATGCCTGCTGGCCGCCAGACGCTACATCATAATTTGCCTGAAACGGCTTCAACGCGGCTGAAAAGTTTGTCGTGAGCGCACCGCGGCCTTGCTGAGAGAGATCGGAAAGCTGGCCATAGCCGGCATTGATGCCAGCAGTTTGAGCGGCAGCGGCGTCCTGCGCGGGAGCGTTGGAGAAAATGTCTAATAAACTCATAGGTTGTATCCTTACTTCATCCGAGCGAATTCTCCATGAAGGCGAACGCGAGCATCATTCACTACTCTTGCTGCCTCTTCAATGGAACCAAACCTCCCAAGCTTAATTTGCCTATTTCCATCTGAAATATAGGAGCGCCATTTTTTATGTTGCTTATCCCACATAACTCCTTTGATTCCGCTTTTGTTATTAGAGCGCAATTTAGCATTCCAAAGATTTTGTCCGTTTGTCGCCTCTCTGAGATTGCTCCATCTCATATTTAAATTGTCGCCATCTGCGTGATCTATAAATTCCGCAGGATCACGTCCTGTCATCATCTTGAAGATCAACCGATTGGATGCATACTGTTGACGCCTGATCCCTACCACCAGATATCGATTGCTTCCGTCATGTCGACCTTTCGTCACCGTACCTGCTGTCTTCCCATTCAGTCGCCATGTAAGGCTTCCGTCCTCCTGATTATAATCAAGAAGCCGCAGGAGTTCCTCTTGAGACGGTAGTGCTCTAAACTTTCTTGCCATCACACCACGCGCACAAGCAACGCGGAGCCGTTCCGGTATAGTTGGCCGATGCCCACGCCGGCGGCGGCCGCAGCCGCATCGTTAACAGCCTGCGTCAACTGTATAGGATTGCCCACCTGATTGCTAGCCAACGCCCCCAGGAGCGCGTCGATCACTTGCATGTACTGGGCAAACACTTGGCTCGGCGTGCCGTCGCGATTGACGTAGGCGATGTTCGGGCCCGGTAATGTGATCCGTTTGATTGCCATCAGATGCCCACATCCCTGCTGTCGGCCGCCATCGTGCCCTTCAGGAATGCCGTGTAGACTGGATCGCTGACATCAAGCCGCCAGCGGCATCCGGCGGGACCGGCAAGCCCCATCGACTTGACGGCGACCCGCATCCTCTGCGTCTTTGCCTGTTGACCCAACTGGCGGATCAGCGGATTACCCCACCGCACACCGCCGTCCTTGGAAAGCGACACCGCAACCACCGGATTGATGATGTTCGGCGGCGCCGTCACGTCGACCACCGTTCCGCCAGACGTCCAGGCATGAACGAACAGCGTGCCCTGCAGATCGATATGGCTCGCATCGATCACCGTGATGAGATGAGTCCCATTGGCTTCCGTAGTGCCACCTACGCCAGACACGTTCACGGTGTCATTGGTGCTCATCTGCTGCGTATTGAATACAGTCAGTCTCACCACGCCGCCCGGGCCTGCGGCCGCTCCCATAACCGACGTCTGAATATTGGCAACCGCCTGACCTACGCCTGTGTCGAACAGGAAGTCAGCCCTCGCAATGCGCAACTGATTGGGAAACGCAGTGACGGCGCCGCTTTCGATGCGGACCAATTGAACATTCCCGTTCTCGGTGTAATTTGTTCTGTCAAGCCAAAGCAGATCACCGCTTTGATTGCTCCCCATCAGCCATTTGCCGAATGCCGGATGGCCCCCATCACAGCGCCAGCGCCCAAAATTTCCAGTCGCAGCAATAAGCGACCAACGCTCGTTCCATTTTTGCGTCGTCAGATTGAATTCCCACGTCCACAGCGGCGATGCCAGCACCCAAAACTTGTTACCAGCAAAAGCGTAGCACGATGCCTCAAGAATGTGTCCGGCCCTAACTTCGATCTCGATCAGTTTCTCCAGATCAGGCGGCGATACCTTCTGAGGCTGAAAGCTGCCAGGCGCTGCGAGATATACGCCGAAGTCCTGAGCTGCCCACATCAGCATGGAGAACCCGGTTTCCCATCCCGCAATGGCGTTCGGCTGCACCAAGCCATACTCGAGCACGAGCAGGCGAGAATATGGGAACGCCGGCGCCACGTTCGCGGCGTCCTGCCATATCTCGCACCCACCTGTCGTAAATAGCCACAACAGCCCAGAATAGGCGATGCCGCGCAATAGCGTCACATCCGATTTGGACTGCGCTGTGATGAACGTCTGCGTATTGATCGTACCGACAGAATTCAACGGCGAGGCAAAGCACCGGCCGTCGCCAATCGTGTAGAAGAAATACCCATCCTGGAAGCACACGCTATTGGGCTGCGACAAATTGCCGCCACCGTTATATGACGCAGGCGCCGATGGAACACCGGCCGTCGTCAACAGAAATGCGCCGTTGTCGATGTCGACCGCCACCACATCGGGAGATGGTTTTTGATTATGCGCGATCGATACATGCTGCGTTCCAGCCATCGGCCCCAGCGAGGTCATCACGCCCGCGCTTGATGCCGTGTAGACGTTTGCCCACACTTCAAATGTAAGATTGTTCACCAGCAAGCCACCGCGGTAGCTGCCGGCCGCCTCAGACGTCACACCAAACAGAGACAGACCCGGAGATCGACGCCAGACCTGTTCTGCCGGGCCCGTCTTACGCGACGCTTCACCGAGCGGCTCCGCATAGCAATTGATGAGGCGGCCGCCGCTCTCCTGCGGGTTGGCCCCAGGAAATGTCGAGAGGGGGAACGGGATCGCAACCGGGGAGCCCGTGTCCGCCATGTCAGAAATACTCCACCCTCAACACTTCGCCCGTGGGCCGACCGCGGTTCATCTGCTTGAGCGAGCGTGCCGCCGCGCCGCCGCCGACCGGCACTCCCGCAGCGCCACCAAGCCCCTTGTTCACCATGTCGGCAAGCCCTGTCCCGTTCTGGCCGAACTTCTCCGCACACTCGCCGGCCACGATATCGGCCAAGTCGGAGAACCACGCGCCAGGAATATTATTGATATCCGGCACGTAGACGATATCGAGCCCGGCCAGCTTGCGGACGATGGAGTCGAGCTTCTCGGTGACATAAAGAGCATCCTCAGGATCGGTTGGCTGGCCGGCCGACTTGACGCCGAGATTGGCCAACGTCTCGTCGACCAGCTCGGCCTGCGTCCGATAGGGGGATGTTGCGGGCATCGGTTATGCTGCGTCCTTCACCTGATCCTTGCGCGCCTCGAGGAACGGCGTCAGATAGGCGATGTCCTTCTGCGCGCAGCCACATCGATCACGTAGTTCCTGCTCGCCGTCCCACCGCTGCACGATCTGCTCATGGGACGTGCTCTCGCGTATCCAGCGCAGCGCATAGCCGCGGTACTTGTCGGCATCGTCGGGCAGGCGCGCCGAGGCCGACTTGCGCGGCGGACGCACGCCATCGACTGAAAATGACGGATTGGTCCGAAGAATCTCGACCATCGACTTCTTCGTCTCGACGCCGCGCGATTGCAGCGTGCCATCCGGCAAAAAATACTCTTTCCGCTCTGGATACGAGATCGTCTTGCTCAACGGCAGGATGACCGGCACGTTCGCCTTGAACTCGATGCCATTCATGGTCATCTTGCCCGGATCGCCATCCTCTGGATGCCAGATCACTCTCGCGGTTCCGGTAGGCGCTACTGCCTCGGTCTTCACGTCTTCTTTAGCCATGCTTGGTTCCTTCAGTTGAATTGGGCGCGACGGTCGACTCGGAGGGCCCAAATCGACCGCCGCTTTACGATGATCCTTCGGTGCCGCCCGGAGGGGCCATCGCAATGTGAATTATGCAGCGGCAGCAAGTTTCGAGCGCAGCAAGTACCCCTCCAATGCCCAAATCTGCTTGCGAGCATCCTCTCGCGCAATCTTTCCACCGAGTTCAGCATCGTAGTTTTCGGGGCTTGCGCACGCACTCTTGCCAATAATGGTGTAGCCGTTTCTGAGCGTCAGAACGCAGATAGTGAGGCACTTCAGGGATTCACTATAAGGCATCGCGAATAGTTCAGACGCGCGCCCCCAACACTCGGCGGCAATCTGCGCATTAATATGATCCGGCGTCAGGCGAGGTGCGGTCTTACCCTTCGCCTGGATTTCCTTCTCGATCTCTTGTTCATCTCTGGACATTTGCTCTTCCTCTTCGGGGATACTCGGAACCGCCGAGCGCGGATTTCTATGAAATTGATGCGGCGCGCCAGTCATTGTTGGTCTGATCTCGAATAAACACACCGGCTTGTCCGGTTGTCAATGCAAGCGCCGTATTTGCCGAACCGTTGATGCTGCCACCAACAAACGGGAACACCTCGATAGTGACCGCCGTATCGTTGAGCACCCAGTGCATCTCTTCCGCACATCCCGTGAGGATATCCGGCAGGATAACGCTTCCGCTCGCGGTTCCCTTTGTCACCCGCGTTACATCGGTCTTGATCGCCGTGGCCGCAGCCTGCGCATTCGCCGTGCTCGTTGTCACGTTGTCATCCAGATTGTGCTGCTTCTTTCCAAGATGATCCATCAGTGACAGAATCACAACCGTAGTCATGGTGATTTCCTCTCAATAGAGATTGGCGACGGGACCAAGCGCAGTCGTGAACGTCGTCGGAGCCGTGATGGTGGTAAATCCTGTCGCATATACCTGAGTAACCTGCTTCGCCACTCCGCACGATCCCTGCGTAAGAGTGTTCGGACGTACCGTGTTGTTATCATAGAACACCGTCACATAATAGGTTGCAGGACCAACCGCCGCATATGTCCCGGTGAAAGGCACAAGCTGATATTGCGTCGTACCGGACATAGCCGTCGATGCGGACGTTGCCACGATAGCGCCAGCGCTGTTGGCAAGGCCTACCTTCATGTTCCCGGAAATGGTCGCACTGTTGAAGACCGCAACACCCGTCACAGTGACATTGGCAGGAACCATTACCTCGGCAATGTAGACTTCCGTGTTGACCGGCGTTTGCGCCGTATAAGCCACCATCGACGGATTGCCGCCGCACGTCGATATGTTCCGCGGCGAAAGCGTAAAGCCGCCGGCTGGCGATTGACCTAGCAGCGACGCCGCAGCCTTCCACAGCGTAAATGTCGTGAAGTTCGAGGCGCCATTCTGACCGCGATAAAGCGGAACCAAGTCAGAGCCCGCAGGACTGACGATGTTATTGTTGACGTTCTGCGTAACAAGACTGCCAAGATCGGTCGTAACCGATTGACCCATCAGAACAAAGCCGGCAAACGCGGCGCAAGCAGCTATCGATAAGCTACGTTTCATTGGTTATCTCCGGCTTAGAATGAAGCCCGGGGCCAAAGGCCCCAGGCTGTTCTTGTGCGCTCAGCACGCGCCGGCGGTAGCGCCGACCGCAACCGGAGCGCAGGTGCCGTCATTCGGAGCAATATATTCAATGACGAATATAGCTTGCCCCGTGGTGCCGTTCGAAGCGTTGGCGCCTGATGTGTAGACTACATACACATCAAAACCACCCATGGCTCCAGTCTGGGCAGTGCTGTTGCCAGTCACAGCCAGACCAATCCCGGCGAACGTGCCAGCGCCACAGGAAGTGCCGCAGTAGACATATGGAGCAGTTCCTGTCGTGGCCCCAGTAAACACATTGACTGCACCCAGAATGGTCGCCCCGGTTGCGGTCGTGCTGAGGCCAAGCGTGGCCGATGTCGTCGGATTGAAGACCGTGATCAAGTCCATGATTACAGTCTTCAAGAACGCATTATACGGAACCGCTCCTACCTTGATCGAGCAAACCGCAGCAGCAGCCGGCATGGGGCATGAGTTGTAGTTGAACGTGAACCTCAAATAGTGCGTCTGCTGCGTGTTGAATTGCCTCGGAGGGAAGCTCCGCGGAGCGATGACCTGTGCAAACGTCGGAATGATGAACGCCGTCGATGCAGCAGCAAGTGTGAACAGAAAGAGCCCTACGGCTCCTACTAGATTACGAAAGATAGTGCGCATGGTGTTGACCTTTCGATGGATGGGGTTGACAAATAAGCCAGTAGAGGTGCTTAAGTGTCTGCGGCGGAAGCGAAAAATCCTGTAAACTTGCCCCAATCCTTATAGTTGCCCGCGGGATTGAGCTTGGCGATCGTCTTGAGGCCGTACGCCATCATCACACCAACGCCCCGGAAGAACTGATAGTCGTCTTCCTTCAGGAATGTCGGCTGCGGCATGCGTCCCCAGCACCATGCCATGGCGGACTGGCCGCACATAAACACCGGGGCCACTTGGATCGATGATCCGCCGGCCGTCACGTAGAAGGTCGGCAAGCGAACATCCATCTCGGGGATTTCCCGGATGATGATGCCGTTGTAGAGCAGATCGCCATCCTGGAACAACGGGTTCTTATCGAGCCCATCGCCCTCACGGGGACGAGCCTGCGTATTGGCGTTGATGATAGTGGTGTCAGACTGTAGGTCGCGAAAGCAGTTAGGCCCCGCAAACACCACGAAGTACTCCCGTCCGTTCTTCAGTTTGTACGGACGGATGCGTGGATTGGCCTTCTTGGCCTGCCGCTTCATCTTGAGCAAAGCCGCGGCCGAAAGCGTCATGCCAGACGTGATATTGCCCATAGCGGTGGCAAACACCGTCGAGATGTTGCCGGTCGATCCGCCAATGAGAACACGATCCGCATTATCCACAATCCAGGTGTTGCGCTGCGCAGCCGTGGCAGCATCGAACAGAACGCCATTGACACGCTGTCCGAAATTGCTTCCAAGCCCGACCGGAGCGGTGCTGGCCACCGGAACCGCATAAAACGCGTCGATAATCTCGTCGCGCTGAAGCTCCTTGCCCCAATCTTCCAAGAGCGGCCTCGCCTGGCCGAACAGGTCAATCGAGCTCTTCTGCTCTTCTGACTTCGGAATTTTGACGGCGTTACGCGCCCAGTCGATCCAGGCCCGGTCGCCGTAGTTGTCGATCGCCTCCTCGTTGCCGACCAGAGTCCCGGTCGAGATCGCCTGTGCCTTGAGGCGAGCAATGAGCGGGATGTTGATCTGTTCGCCGCCATTCTTCAGGTCGTTAATAACCCGAATAATGGCAGTCATTTCAGTCCCGATGTAGGGACTGAAGAGGTTCTGACGAATGTATTCCCGTGTCACTTCCTTTCGGAAGACGATGAGTTTGTTGTTTACTGCAACAGTGGTAAGAGCCATGTCCCAACTCCTTTGGGGTCATGGCTGATCGCAATCTTTATCGGCAGTCGGAAAGCATCAGCCTTCTAGCGACGTGTCCCGTAGTCGAAGATGCTCCGCTCGGAACCGTCTTGCATTTCTGGGTCTGCGTTGCGCTGGACATTCGAGCCCGTGGCGCTGTTAAGGGATGGTAGACGCTGTGCTGGCCTGATTTCATGGCGTGGTTGCATTCGCCCGTTGCCGTTCTGCGGAGCGCGCGATTGCTGCCGCTGCTGGACACGTGGAGCGAGCTGTTCAAACACCTGAGCGCGATACTCTTCACCACCGTTGCGATCCCACCAATCGAACATCGCTTTGGATGGGTCGGGCGCGGTGTAGATGCCCTGCACCAACGACTGGTTCCTCGGGTCGCGAGGATCAAGCCTCGTCAGAGCATTGTACGCAGCCTGGAACTCGAAGGCGCGTTCGCCTTGGGCCGCCGCGGACAGGTTCTGATCCACTCGCTGCATTTCCCGTTGCTGCTGCACTTGCTGGAACGCAGCAAAACGCTCCTCGATCCTAGATGACGCCCTGCGCTCGGCCTGCTCGAGAACCCATTGCTCGTACTTATCGGGTTCCGCGAACATGTCGGGCTTGGGCGGTGGCGGCGCCTCCGCTTGACGCGGCGGTGGTGCATTGACACGAGCAGAGAGTTCAGCGACCCGACCGTTGTATTCGGCAATCTGGCGTTCCAACGCTTGCACGCGCTGTTCGGCCTCGGTCGCCCGTTGACGTTCTTGTCGCAGTCTGGACGGAGGAACTGCCGGCTCGCGGTC